AGTGTCAAAGATAATGGTGTTGCGGTTCCGTTTGTTTTTGTCAGGCGCAACAGATTGAACGACGGAACAGATGATGGAATGGAAGAGTTGAATTTAATCCAGAGAGAAATTGCAAATGCGCCATTTTTCAACTGCGTTTTTGCGGGGATTGCAACGGTGGTGGATGTTATAGTGGAGTGCGAATCAAGGACGATTGGAATGGATTGTTTTTGTTGCTGTTGCTGATAATATGAAAAAAGGATATAAGCGGCTAAAATTACAACAACAGTTAAAATGATGATTGTAAAGTCGATTTCTTTTCCGTAAAACAACATTTTTGATTTTTTGAAAATGTATCTTGTATTATTTATTTATCGATGTATGTATAATATTAATATTTATTGATATTAATATTAATTTGATATAATATTTATTGATACTATATATATTAATTATTAATATTATGTATTTTTTTCATTAATTGTTTAATTTGATTATTAGAATAATATGAATTTTCGTATATTGTTTTTATTGGATTTAATATTTTTTTATAATTTATAAGACGAATTATTCTCTCAAGTATAGTCGTTGCTTCTTTATTTAATAATGATAAAGTCGCATAATATGAATTTGCACACCTACTTTTATAAATAATCGGAATTTTATCTGTTTGTGCAATTATATTGTTTCCATCATCTATTACATCGGTAACATAATGAATAGATATTCCTGTATATTTTTCATTTTTTAGTATTTGCGCTAATACTGGATTCGGTCCTCTATAAGATGGAAGTAATGAATAATGAATATTTATGGTTTTGTATTTGGGATGCATATACAATATTTTTGGTATAATATAAAAACTATAGATGATTTGTAAATCTACTTTTGGTAAAGTTGATATAAAATCATCGTTTATATTATCAGCTGTTTTAATATTAAATATTTTTAATGTTGATTTCAAATTGACGACACAATATGTTAACACGTCTGCATTATTAGTGATAATGTATTTTATATTATTTGTAGTATCATTATTATTTGTACTATTTATAACATTGATAATTATTGTAAGATATTCAACGGAACTTGTTATTATACCAATTTTCATGTGTATGCCAATTTTAATATTATTCTAGAATATTATTAAAATAAAAATATTATAAAAATAAAAATATTATAAATTATTTTTTAAACATCGAGACGAGATAATTCGACATTATCTTTTACAAAAGCAAATCGCACCTTGTACTTGTTGAAAAAATCGACAGCTGAACTTGAACCGTTGCTGCCATAACCGCTGGAATAAATGTCCCACGCGTCTTGAGGACCGAGCGGCGCGTTATGTAATACTGCCATGGTAATGTGTCCGGTAAACCCGCTGGTTTTTGAGCCAACGTACAGCGATCCACTATCCAAACTCCATGAACTTTGTAAAGCGTTTGTTTGCACCAGTTTTCCGTTGATGTAAATATCGATGGAACTTCCGTTGTTTACATTGAGAATAATGGATACCCAGGTTTGAAGTGGAATGTTTGGAATGGGGGGAATTGTGCTTCCGCTGTTTCCCAATGTAACATTTAATACATTGTTATCTTTCCCTAAACTTATAAGAAGATTGGGAGTTTTTGTTGATGTGTCGGATTCGGAACTAATAATTGATTTTTCTTTGGCTGTGGAACTCCAGTCGGTTACATAAATCCAAGCAGAAAGTGCAAAACTGTAGGTTTTGTCGGATATAGAAATTGTTGTTTGAGCACTTGCGTCCTGTTCTCCGCTAATGACGGTGCTTGAAGAAGAAGAAGCCAGAATTGACCATACAAAGTAAATGACAAGAATCACGAGAATAACAATGATGAGCGTCGACCAAGAAAAATCCATTTTATAAGAATGCTGATATTAAAATACCTGAATAATTGTTTTTATTTATATATTATATATTTTATATATTTATTTATAAAATAATTGCAAAATAATTGCAAAATAATTGTAAAATAATAACTTATTTTGAAAAATATGTAATAAATATAACTAAAAAAATATTTTTAATTAAAAGTATCTCTAAAAGTTAGGTTTGAGCGGCGGGTTTAATAACCTATGGCTGTTATAAATCCAAGAAATGCCTTGACTTCCAACAACGTCTTTGTAATACACCACGTTGCAAGCTTGGCCGTATATTCCTCCTGGATTTGAACCAACAATCAGCGTTTTGGGTAGTTTCGGAATGACGTTTGGTGTGGAACTTTCTAAATGATTGTTTAAAAACACATCCATTATTCCGTTGTTGTTAAAGTTGATGAACAAGTGGTTCCATCGTTGCAGCAAAATCTGATTTGGAAGGGTTGCGCTTACAGTGTTGTTTATTTCGGTTTGAACGCTTATTACAAGTTGGTTTCCGCTCGGGTCGAATAAAACTTGCGGTGCTCCTTGCGGCGCTCCTTGTGCGTTCGCGCCATTTGAATCGGTTGCAAAATTAAGAATACTGATTCCTCCTTTGGATGAATAGCTATTTTTTGGTGGTTCGGGGTGAATGTAAAACCACGCAGAAATGCCGTAACTGTAATGCGGCGTATTTGTCTTCACATTTTCTGCGAGAGACGGTGTTAAAGAAACGGTTGTGCTGTTGTCTGAATTGCTCGTTGTAATATCAAACGGATCACTTTTCTCGTTGAGCGGCAACACGGCATCTACAATGACCTCGCCGTTGTGATTTACGACCGCGTCGAATACTTTTGGAAGCAGAAACAGCAAGACGACGAACGCGATTTCAAAGAATATAAGGATGACATACGTCCATTGCCGTTGTGCCAGTTTCAGTTCGCCTCGAAAATAATCGACCAAGTTTAAAAACATACAAGGAAGATAAATGGCGATTTTAAACAGTAAACTGGACCATGTGGGCGGACCGGAAATGTAGTTGGGCGATTCTGCTCCAATGAATCGAACAATCATGGCCAAAATACCGACGAGAATAGCGATATTCAGAATGAATAAAACCGTGTTTGCAATAATGGGGACGTTGGTATACACGTGTAAAACCGCAAGAATTATGCCAATGACGATGCCAATAATAATTGTATATTTTATGAATGATGTGATAAAGGGAACAAACGCTTCCAGGCCCATGACGAGTAACGACAAGAGCGCAAATCCGATGAAGAGAAACAGAAACAGGAAAATGGATTTATTGTCGGAAACCACTTGGTAAGGTTGTTTTGTGTAAACGTAAACGACCACCGCTAAATACAGGAGGAATATGATGAGCATTGAGTTTTTAACGAGTTGAACCAAAATGCCTTTCAAAAAGTAACTGCAAATAAATGTTGATATTTTTGTTAGAATGTAGATGGGATCGGATAATGACATGTCGCTAAAAAAGGCGTTTACGGATGCGTTTACGTTTTCACCACGAACGAATGTAAGGTAGAGAAGGTACAAGATCAGGGAACCCACGACGGAAAACATGATGACGCCCGCGAACCGGTCGACTAGAAACACTAGTTCTGAAAAAGCGACAAGCACAAACAGGATGATGTAAACGGTTGAAATATTCAGAATGAATTTTAAAAATAGAGAGAATATAAACAGGATGACAATGGAAAAAGAAACACCCCATTGACTTGCAATAAAATTATGACTGAATCCGTATGCAAATATAGATAACGAGAGAAGGATAACGAATAATATAAAATATTTAAAAGATGCTGATTGCATTGCATTTATTGCTTTCATTTTGATTGCATCTGAATTCATTTATTTCGTTGACAACTTGAAAACACAAATATAAATACACTACACTTACTATAACAGAATAAAAAAATCAATAAAAATAAATCAATTAAATCTTATATAATAAAATAAAATAAAATAGAATGTTTAATGTGTATAATAATGTGCCTATATAAAATAGAATGTTTAATGTGTATAATTGTATAACAATGTGCCTATATAAGATAGAATTAAAACAAGGATAGAAATAAATATAGCCAGAATGGAAGGATTATTTGACCATCCTGATCTGTGCAATGATGATGTTGTAACATTGATGGAAAAAATAAATAAGAGAATGATTGCAATGTGTAATAAAATTGACCACGGACTGAATTCGGGGCTTATAAAGTATTGAATGATTCGCGTAATGATTGAGGATGCAAACTCGGTTTGTTTAAAGAATAATAGAAAGAAGGAGAGAATCGCGATAATTGTGAAAAATATATTTACGGGATCATGTTCTTCATCTCCAAACGTGTCGTCATGGCGAAAAAATACGATTATTGCAGATATCCACAGTACTATATATATAATGATTGAAAATACGTTGATGGGTGCAGTTATATTTTGGAAAAAGTTTTTCGGAAAGATTTGAAACATTCTTACAAATGGATTTGAAATAGTGGATATCAACGTAAAAAATGCGGTCATTATGATAAATGCTAAAAACGTTGACCATCCGGCGTAAGCCCAACAATCCGAACCGGCGTCACACCTTGTTCTTAGAATGTTTAAATAATAAGAGAACAGTCCCAAAATAAATGCAAGTATGCTGTATCCAATTGCCTTTGGAATAAAATGTTCTTCATTCGGTTTATATTTATATATAATTGATACAACAATTGCTAAAAAGGGAATCATGGCAGTAAAAACGGCTGCAATGTTTCTGGAAGTCGAACTGTCGCTCGGATTTTCGGCCAAATCGGCGTTACCTGTGACCAACCAATAAATTGATATGATCCAAAATACATACACTAGAACAGGGGCAAGATAGTTATTGAAAAAATTAGACAAGCTGTATGAAGTTACGTTGAGGTTGAAAAAGTGATTATAAAGAAATAGCAAAACTGCTGCACCCAGCCATGCGCCCGTGAAGAGTCCGGCGACCCATTTTTCGTCCATAAAGTAGAGCGGAATATTGACAAGGATGCATACTAGCGCGATGAGAATGAATTTAGTCATGGTTGTTATAGCATTATTCGCATTATTGGTATTATTATTTATTGATTGCATTTTTATTGTATTTTTTTTATATATTTGTTGGCGGGGGGATATATTTATAATATAAAATTATTTATTTATAAATGTGTAAACACTAAAACACTACTAAATAATTTTATATATCATTATCTCCATCTCTCTGTATTTATATTTATTGTCATCTAAAAATTTTCAAATGCCGTTTTCTTCCCGTGACAATCTCTGCACAGCGCTACTAAATTATCGACGGCGTTGGAACCACCGTGTTCAAGGCGGATTTTATGGTCGACTTCAAACCACCCTGGAAGTTGGCGTTTACAGTCGCCGCATTTCCATGACTGTTGAGCTGCTACAAATTTCTTTTTGGATTCGCTGACGCTGCGTTTTGTGGGTCCGGCGCCGCCGCCAGTTTTGCCGGATGTCATGATTTTGTCAATGCTGTTTTGTTGTCGTCGAGTTGTCCAGTCGCCATCGCCGTCATTATCCGCACTGGCATTACCGGAATCGCCGTGTCCTTGATCCCCTTTCCCGAAGAATGCGCGCTTGTTTGTCATATCAAAAAAAGGCGACAACATGTCGGCGGATTGGCGACTAATGGGCATGTATTTAATAAATTCGTTGGCGTGTTGCATAATGTTGTGCGAATTTTCCGGATTCTTTTTCATAAACAAGTACATGGACAAACCGAAAAATCCAATGGTTGCCATTTTTATGTATTTTCGCGCATTCACAGATTCCACCAATTTAAAATATTTACCGTCGTAATATGTGTTTAAAACGAGCCCTGCAGTAATGATGAAAATAATAAATTCGAATTTAAATTTCATTTATTTTTAATTTTAATTTATTTACACACTATACATTACCTATAAAATAATAATAAATATTTTACTAAATACTACTTAATTAAATACAAACAGTATAATAAAATAAAATGAAAACAAAAATCATCATTAACATTGCAGTTGCAATGACTGGAAACGGGGGAATCGGACTAAAAGGCGGACTACCGTGGCCCCATTTAAAGGGCGACATGGCATTATTTTCCAAACGAACGACGGGTGCAGGAAGGAATGCAGTGCTGATGGGTAAAAATACGTGGATAAGCATTCCGGAGAATAGAAGACCGCTGAAAAATAGAACAAATATTATTATTTCTAATTCTTTGCCAGAGTCGTCTTGTTGTCACGTGGTTTCTTCGATAAATGACGCAATTGCATTTTGCGAAGCTGCTGAATATGACGAGATGTGGATCATCGGCGGAAGCAGAATATACAATGAGTTTTTAAACGCGCACCATGATAAAGTGCATCGCGTATACATTACGTATGTTTGTCCAAACAGCGACAAACGTAGTTACGAATGCGACACGTTTATACATATTCCGCCCGACAGTTACTTGATTGAAGAAAAAGAGTACAATCCGAACGAAAATTGTTACTATTTGACATGTGTACATAAAATGCATATAAGTGACAGCAATGGGGTAGAACCATTAGAAGATTTTATAAAGGGTCGCTGCGATTGTAATGAAGGCGATGGAATAATTTGAAAGATACTTTGAAAGAAACAACAAATAAGTTTGTAAATAAATAAAATTACTTATTCGTTTAGTATAGTTATTTTTAATATTATTAAATATATATAAATATGTGTGAATTAAAATTATTTTACAATGAATTAACAAACCATTTAATTAATGTTGCTAAATTAACGCACTCTAAAAAATTTAGTATATTATATGAAAAGTTTATAACTACATCGTTAGGAACACATCCGCGTGAAGATGCTTTTGTAAAACTAAAATCATATTTACAATCAAATGTAAATAAGGATATTGGTTCTCACACAACACACACAACAATACTTGATACTACTGGTAAATCGATTGTTGATGATATAATCCCACACGCAACATCAACATGCTCCGATTGTTTCGCTTCTGCTGCTGATGCAGATGTAATAATTTCAAAGTTAAGAATTGCGAACGTATCGGTAAAAATGAAGAATTACAGTCCTGAAATTGTAATGCTAACAGATGATGTTACTAAAAAGGATCTTCAAACTTGTCAAGAAATAAAAAAAGTCATAAAGCATTATATTATGAAACAATGGGTTGTAACCACTGCAACTAATATTTACAGTAAATTAATAGATTCTATGCCGCTAAATCATCCCGTGTTGCCTGTTTCTAACTATGTGTGTTTTACAAAAGAAGTGGATAAAAGTTACGTAAATGCATTTGGAGGAAGTTATATTGTAAAAACTTACATAAAGGTTCCCAAAAATATGAAAATTCAATTATAATAGTAATAATCTTCATACCGACAGTTGAGACAATGATTTGAAATAATGTCGCGCAGCATTTCAAATGTAATTATTTTGGGATAGGGCCTTGGATTCGGACTAAAAGCGGATAAAAGCAGCGTCATGAGCTTCTTGTCAGGATAAATATTGGCAGGATTCATAACATCTTGAAGGCGATTATCTTGAATGTATGCGTCGATTCTGCGCGTGACTTCTGTGCGTGGCATTTTTATCCGACCTGGTTCGCCTAGGAACTCGGCAAGTTGCGGCGTTATTTCGCACACGAGTTTTTTACTTTTTATCATGGAATGATGAAAGCGAATTTAATGAAATAAAATGAATATATTATTGATTTTCAATTTTATGAATTATTTTATTATTTTTTAACAACTGGTGTCCATTTATAAACTCCATTTTTATCTGCGACCGATTTAAAAAACTTGCCGTTATTTCCTTTTTTGGTTTTATTTTTGCAGTCATTGGCAGCGAAAAGTTTCAGAAAGATGATAGGGCGCATAAGGATATCCGTTACTAGAGCGGACTATGCCATTATTTAATTGATTCGGAGGAACAAGATTCCTGTTGAATTCCGCCCAAAACCAATTTTGACCTCTAATTTCAAATAAAAAAATATCTCTCATATGCTGTTGTTGCCAATGTGATAATTGGTCAAACCCCCAAGTCCGATAAGAAAATCTATTAATACATGGAAAAGCAAATATCGATCGAGAAAAACTTAGAGTGATAATGCTTATATATGTTATATCATCCGAAGGTTTAAGATTTGTTAAATTATCATTACTTTCAGCAATTACATATAATGCACCAGTTTTACTATATGCTTTAGTAACACTGAATTTATAATTACTCCCATTATTAGTTTTTATTGTATGATCATTATAAACATCATTACATAAACTCATATTTTTAACAACTTCAACATATTCCTTTTCAAAATTATCTTTAAAATTATCTAAAGAAGAATATTTAGAAGAATATTTAGATATTAATTTATTCAATTTATTCCCTTTTTTTATAGTATTCCCATCTTTTGTATAACTACATTGTTTTATATTGCTACATTTAATTTTCAATTTATATTTGTTTTTTGAACTTAATTTTTTAACCTCAATATTATTACATTTAAAAGAATAATAAATAGAAGTATGTATTTTACTATTTTCCTTAGGATCACCACTTGGAACAGGAACAATATCAGTATCACTAAAAGGATTCATTCTTAATCGTTATACTATTCCTATATATTTTATTTTTGAATTATTTTATTATTTTTTAACAACTGGTGTCCATTTATAAACTCCATTTTTATCTGCGACCGATTTAAAAAACTTGCCGTTATTTCCTTTTTTGGTTTTATTTTTGCAGTCATTGGCAGCGAACGCGGGAGACGGGCGGGACGTATATTTCTTCTGCGTCTTTTTATTCTTGTTATCGCATTTGGATACTCTGGGCATTTTTTATTAAAAGTAGTATGTATTTATATTTTATTATTATATTATTACTGAATATTTAAAAAATTTATATTATTTTTTATTAGTTATAATAAAATATTATGATAGTTAATTAAGTTTATTATAATATTCCTAAATTTACAAATTCAAATAAAACATTTTTATAGTTTATAGTAATCAAGTATTTCATTTGCCAATTTTTTATTTTTTACTAAAACGCACAATTCGATATCTCCACCAGAGCTCTGCAATGACTTGTCCATAATATTCATAGATCCAAAAAGTATATATTCTTTATCAAAAATGAAAAGTTTGTTATGAGTATATTTATTATTATTATTTTTAAGTGTATTATAAATTTTTTTATTTTTTAGTTTTTTCATGTTATTTTGATTTAAAAAATTAAATGAATTATATTTTATACTATTAACAAAATCAATAAATATATTATTACTTTTAAAAATGTCATTATGAAAATTGTCATTTGAATATACGTGCGTTCTACAATTGTATTTTTTGAAATGTCTGCGTTTTTTCAATGGGTATGTATGCATGTGGTTCAATGATTTGAATGCAGTGTGAAATCGCAGGTTGAAGGTGGAACTGCGTGATTCTGCCGCCGCCATCGTTCACGAATGAAACAAGGTCACTTGCCAAATATTTTCCGAAATCGTCAGACACATCTTTTCCTACATGTTTGAATTTGTCCATATGGTCGGTGTACGTGTCGCGCGTAACAATAGAGACGCGAGAACCGTTCTTCCGTTCTTCTTTTTTGATGCGCATCAAGTATGCCAACAGAATAAACAAGTCGTCGTTTAGTCCAATCGGGGTAGTAATGTGTGGCACGTCGCGTAGTATAGCATTGATGCGCGGGGCGTAGGATGGATTGCGTCGTTCGTCGGTGTGCGATTTGTGAATGACAACAAGTGGGCTACAGCCGCTTCGACGAACAAGTTGAATCATGGCGTTCAAATCGTCGGGATTCGGACTACCGTTGTAAGAATGCATGACATTTCCGCCATCAACGATCGCATCGTAAAGGGGTGCTAATTTTTCAAGGTTTTTCAAAACGGCTACATGCTGTTGGGATTTATTTTTTGGGTCTTTTTCAATTTGAGCAATAATTTTTTGAATGTAGTGCTCGCATTCTTGAAGTGTGTATCTGGACAAGCCGGACACTGAATCAGAATCAACCAACTCACCTGTAGTTTGAGAATCGTGCAAAAACTTGCCGTCCAAGTAACGAAACAGAAACGTGAGTCGGTTTTCAATCATGAATCGAATGTCTTTGGCGTCGAGAAGTGCGGCGTCAATGTATCGCGTGAACAAGTGAATGCAGTATTCGTGGTCACGATTGTAAATCATGAGCGCAAAGTAGTCGCGTTTCATGGAAAGTCGGTCAAATACGGAAGCAACCCGCGCATCATCATGTTCCAAAATCGCGAATCGTAGCACCATGGTAATAATGCCTTTTTCTCGCGTGGTCTGAATCAACTCTGCATTCTGGTCAAGCAACGAGCGAAAGTCGTCCATTTTACCGCCTTGAAGCAGCTCGTTCATCGTTCGTTGAAGTCGTCCTAATTCTTTTGCTGTCATGGTGGTAATGGTGGTAGTCATCTCAATGAATGGAATTAATCGAAACAATGGAAACAATGGAAACACTGGTAAATATAAATAAACAAATCATTTTTTCAATTTGTTTATTTTACATTTAAATTTATTTTTAATTTTAATTATCTTATCTTGCATACATGAGACCACAATTTCCGCCAACAAATGTCAGCATATTGAAGCGTTCTTCAAAAACCGTCAAATTGTAATTGTAGTCGTAAATTCTCCACGTTGGTTTATTGACACCAACGGGAACTTGGGTTTCTGGATCACAAATAGTCAAGAATTGTGCTTCCGGATCCAGCGGCGGATAAAACGTGGTAAATTCTAACTCAATCGTTGAAAACTTGCTGGCATTAATTGCGCCGGAAGGTTGAAAATCGCTGGGTTCGGTATTCAAGGAAAAATTGTAACAATATAGCCCATCGGGTGCTGAACCGCGACTGCTGGTATATTTTTCCAAAAAGTTGTAAATTCCGGCATCGAGTAAATTCTCTCTGTATTTGCCGTCCAACAAAATTCCCAAATTCAAAAGAATGTCTTTTTGATTTTGAACGCTAAATGGTGGCGTAATAAAGTAGCCGGTATTTTCAGCCAAATATGAATTATAACCAGGTCCAAGGTTTATAGGGTATGGGGGAGTGCATGGTGTTGGCGGACTCCATGTGGTAGGAACTGTTATAGGAGCCGGCAATAACCCGTCGGGTTTATACTTGTAAGGCCAGTTTGTATAATTTCCCCATTCGTTTCGCAAGTACGCGTCGCTTCTTTGGAAATAAAACATCCAGCTGGCGACCATACCGAGCGTGCTTTGCAGCCATACGCGACGACTGCCGGTCACGTTTTCGAAATCCCACTGATACACGGATTTAAACAAGTACTGTTGCGGCACGGTTGCAAATTGCTTGGCTTCGTCCGCGGACAAGAAGCAGTAAGTGGACATCAAGTGAATGTTGGCATTCCAGTCGCTTCGAGTCGAACTGCCGTAATCCAGTTGAATATTCGGCGGCGGTTGAATGAACCGATAAAATTGTTGCAGGTTGTCATTAAAATTTGGCTGAATGTAATTGGGTGTAACGTATTCGGGAAAATAAGGCGGGTCAGCGTTTGTAGTGCTGGGTGCGGCGGTATTACTACCGGTGGCCGGATTCGACACGTCGCGAATGACAAACAGTTCGCGAATGGAGCGCAGCGTAATGTCGATTTGAAGCTGGTTGTATTGCAGGGCGACAAGCGGAAACGCCATTTTGCTGCTGAGCGTAAACCACGCATTGATGGGAATGTATAATGTTCTGAAACGAATGGACGGGTCGATTCCTGCTGGATTGGGTGGTGTATAGTAATTATAAAAGGCATTGGGATATTTTCCATTATTGGATGAAAAAAATGCAGGGTTATTCAGCTCGGGAACGTTTCCGGTCATGCGGTTATACAAGTCGCGCTCGGTTCCGTTGAAATTTCTCTCCACGAGCGCTTGCAAGTATCCGCCTGTAAGTTTTTGAAGCGTTTGTCCGCCGACCGAAATTGTGATTTCTTTGATCATTTGCGTGCCGATATTTTCGATCCATTTGAATTCATAGGGCGTCCACGACTGATTGCATCCTTGGGGCGGTAAAATAGGGCTCCAAATGTTTGGCAGCGTGACAACCAGGTACGTGTCCATTAGCAGTTCGGCATAGCGTGGAATGTAAAATGTGAATTTAGAGGATTCATTCAATCTTAAATTTCGCTGTCCGTCGAAATCAATTCTAAATTTTTGCAAACCGAAATTTGTATATTTTGCATAAGTTGTTTTAAAGAATGTTTTTTTAGGATTCGAATTGAGAATCACGTTTTGATTTCCGTATGCGACCAAATTCAATAAACCGCCTGCCATTGTATTATTTATTTATTTATTTATTTTATGAAGAAGGAGAGATCGGAGAGAAGAGATATATAAAATACTATATAATCTAGATATTATAATTTTAAATTATAATTCATTCAATTAAATAATTGCATATAAATAATTGCATATATAATTATATATATATAAATTCAATAATTTAAAATATATACAAAATATAAGATTTAGATAAACTCATAATATAAAATATTAATAGAATACAAAATATTTAATATAATAAAAGCAAATAAAGAAAATAAATAAAGAAAATGTCAAGTCAAACTACTCCGGGCGCCGCTGCAATTTCGGGTGTGGCCGATGCAGCCAGCAATTTACAGTTGCAACTAAAATCATACATTTCGCAAACCGATAATACGACGCTCGTTCACATTATCGGAACCACCCTGGTGATATTTATAGCGGGGTGCATTGCATATTACGTCTATTATAAAATGACGCTGCTTCCAAAGAGCTGCCGACGTTTAAACGGTAAAAATCCGGCGGCGCTAAATTCGAGTTGGATTACGACGGCTTCTTCGGACCCGTCTTCTCAATACTTATTGAGAGATTATTACATAAAAACGGCATACAATTGTTGCTCTACGGGCAATTTTTCAAACGATTATGTAAACGTGTGCGCGCTTCAACACGCAATTCGAATGGGGTGCAGGTGCCTGGATTTCGAAGTGTACGGAAAAAACGGGCAGCCAATCATTTCCACTTCATTAAGTGACGACAAGTGCATTAAGGAAACCTACAATTCGGTTTCGTTTGATGAAGCCATGGGTGCAGTTGCGTCATCGGCGTTTAGCCCGAGTTCAAACGTGTGTCCCAATCCCAATGATCCGCTGCTGTTACTATTTCGAATCAAAACCAACGACGTGAACGTGTTGAATAGCATGGCGGATACAATCAAGTCGAACCTGAATGACCGTTTGATTCCGGATTATAATCACGAATTTGGCGGGGCTAATATATGCGCTGAACCGGTGAATAAATTTGCCGGAAAAATTGTGATTATTGTGGAAAACAATCCATTGTTGTACCAGCCGGGTGCGGAACGCATGTATGAAATCACGAATTTAACGAGCAAGACATTTTTGAGGATTTTGACCGTGTTTGATGTGTTGAACAGTCCGGACATTACGGAATTGACGTCGTTTAATAAACAGTATATGACAATTGTTCTTCCGGTTCCTTCCATGTCGGCGGAAAATTATGACCCAATGGCGCCGTCTTTGGCGGGGTGTCAGTGTATGGCGCAATCGTTTCAGCTGACGCGAGACGGGAACTTGGCGGTGTATAATGACTGGTTTGAATCGGGGCCGATGAAGAGCGCATTCATGTTAAAGGCAAAGGGTTTAATGTTTGTTCCCCAAACCATTGATACGCCCAAACCGCAAGACACGAAATTATCGTTTGCCAGTCGCCCGTTGCAATCCAACATGTACAGTTTTACGATTTAATTTTTTAATATTATAAAAATTTTTTATAATAGTAATATAATAAATATAGTTAATATAATAAATAGTAATATTATAAAATATTATAAATAGTTAGTATAGTAAAATCAATCCATTCAAATCAATCTATAAAAATAAATAAATAAAGATATTTTATAAAAAATGAGTGGAAAAAATATTGAGCGTTCTTTAGAGATATTGAAAAAATCACAAAAAGATATTGAGACGTCACAGGGTGAAAAGTTGATGAACAATCCGACCATTCAGGAAATTATTTTGATTGTTGAGCAGTTTTTAATTAGTAAAAAGCTGATTTGCTATGGCGGGACCGCTATAAATAACGTTTTACCGGAAAAGGATCAATTTTATGATTTGAAGCGGGAGATTCCGGACTATGATTTTTTTTCACCGAATTCGCTGGACGACGCCAAAGAGCTTGCGGATATATTCTATAAAAAGGGATTCAATGACGTGGAAGCGAAATCTGGGATGCACACGGGAACGTACAAGGTGTTTGTAAACTTTATTGGCGTTGCCGACATTACGTTTATCGAGCCGGAACTGTTTAAAAGTTTGATGCGCGAATCAATAGAGCGCAACGGAATCTTGTACGCACCGCTTAATTTTTTGAGAATGTCCATGTATTTGGAACTGTCGCGCCCCGACGGTGATGTGAGCCGCTGGGAAAAGGTTTATAAGCGCCTGCTTCTTTTCAACAAGAATTTTCCGTTGAAAGGAGACGACTGTTTGAAAAAAGCAAAAGGTGCGATAGCGGCGCCGTCGAAAAATGAGGAGGAAATATTTGAGATTGTGCGCGATGAAGCCATTTCGGAAAAGCTGGTATTTTTTGGAGGATACGCGTGTGCGCTTTTTTCCGAACACTTGAAAAAAGACCAACGTCCTGTCCTATACTCTGCCGTGCCGTCATTTGATTTGTTGTCCGAAGACGCTAAAAAGTCGGCGCATAAATTGAAAGACAAGCTGGAAAGAACGGGGCATTTCGGTCGCGTAATCGTGGAAGAGCGCGAAGATTTCGGAGAGCATATTTCTGAACACTATGAAATTGTGGTGGACGGAAGAACGGTGGCGTTCGTTTATGAACCGGCTCCCGGCGCTTGTCATAATTACAACGTTGTGCGCGTTGATAAAAAAGATGTGCACATTGCGAGCACAGACACCATTCTCAGTTTTTACCTGTTGTTTCTTTATATAAATCGCCCGTATTATGATCGAGACAGGTTGCTGTGTATGAGCCAGTACATTTACGATTTGCAGTATGACAATTTAACAAAAAATGATGGTGTTTTTAAACGGTTTGCAAAACCGTGCATCGGAAAACAGGTGACGCTGAAAGACATCAAGGATGTAAAGTCGCACATGTTTAATAAATTAAAGAATAAGAAAGGAACGCGCGAATATGAAGAATGGTTTTTGAGTTATAATCCGATTGAGAAGGAGAAAATGAAGGCGCTCAAAGGGAAGAATGCTGAAAAATTCGATGAAAAAATAAAAGATATCAATAAATTCTCTCCGTCTTATTCCAAACGCAAAGATCGAGTAAAAACGAAGATGAGGACGATGACTAGGACGCGGACCCCTCGGACAACGCCTCGAACCAAGACAAGAACTCATAAGATTCATCGAGTATAGTATAACCTTTCATATATTACGCGGGTCCAACATCAACAATCTATAAAAATTTACTTGTCTTTTTTTGCATTTTCGGTTTGGTAACACTTTCTGCAGAGAGGAACATAAATGTCGTCTGCGCCAATCAACACTTGTTCGGTGCTATTCGTATTTCGGAATGAAAATGGAGCCGGAGTTCCATCTTTGCATTTTCCGCAAAGCGCGCGCAATTTTGTCACCTTGTCGCATAGAGGAACAAGGTCGAGTAGTTTTCCAATTTTCTCTCGTTTAAAATCTCCGTCGAGTCCGCAAATGTATACTTTTTTATGTCGTTCTTCCACCATTTCAGTTGTAAACTCGACAATGTCATGAAAGAACTGTCCTTCGTTGACCAATATGACATCGCATTCATAGATTTGTTTCGCATTTTCTTCTGCTTGCATAATTTCTTCCATTGAGAAACCCATGATACAAGGTATCATTTGTTTGTCATGCGTTGAAAGCATGGTTTCCGAGTAACGATCATCCGCTTTGAAATTTACAACACACACTTTCAGCTTACAAAAACAAAATTGTCTATAATACGTCAAAAGCATCGATGTTTTTCCAGACCACATCGGTCCAAGAATGAGTTCAAGATAACCGCCACATTTTGAAGAAGAAATTGGTTCCATTTTTATAACAACCGACTTGGTTTTTTTATAACATATAGGTTTACGATGTTTTTAATTCAATTTTTATAATAATATTAATTTTATAATATTATTAAAATATATATATATTTTAGTCATTAATAAAATGTCATGGTTTAGTGGGTTGTTTGGGCCGTCAAAAGAAGAACAAGAACAACAACTTGAACTTCTTAAACAACAAATGAAGCTTGGAACTCCGGTTCAAAAAAAACAAAAAGAAATTGACTATAACAAATTATTTTTTAAGGTATATCCATCTGGTATTACAGAACAAGCTTATATTGAACATATGAATAAGTTGAATGAAGAACTAGCAGCAATAAAAGAACAAGAAAAACTACCGTCACTATTTACCGGATGGGAACCGGTCCGAAACGAAATAGAGATGAATAGTTATAATAAAAAAGGTGGTAAAACGAAATCCAAACGAACGAAATCAAAGAAATCAAATAAATCAAAGAAATCGAAGAGTTCTAAACGAACAAAAAAATAATAAAGAAAAATGAAACAAATGGATATAAATTATTTATAAAATACGAGTTAAAGTTTATTTACAATTAATGAATAAGTTGTAAATAATGGAATTTGATGCCGTTATTAAAGATGATGTTCATAATGATAAAATAAACAACTCGACGCCGTGGGTTGAAAAATATCGACCGTCTAATTTCGACGACATTGTATTGGATGATGTAAATAAAAAAATAATTGAATCCGTCATCGAAAATAATTACTTTCCAAATTTATTGTTCTACGGACCACCGGGAACCGGTAAAACGACAACGATTATCAACATGATAAATGCGTACCAGGAAAAATACGATCAAAAAAACAAGGGATTAATGATTCATTTAAATGCATCGGACGAACGAGGCATCGACATTATACGAAATCAGATTAGCGGATTTGTAACATCAAAGTCAATGTTTGGCGACGGTATGAAATTTGTTATACTGGATGAAGTTGACTATATGACAAAAAATGCACAAATAGCGCTGCGATATTTATTGAACAATTTTAACAATTCGATCAATGTTCGTTTTTGTTTGATTTGTAACTATATAAGCAGAATTGACGAAGCGCTGCAAACCGAGTTTGTAAGAATGCGTTTTAATATGTTACCAGATTCAAAAATTATATCATTTTTACAAAAAATTAATACGTCTGAAAAATTAAATGCAAGTTTAGACATTTTAACATCGATACAACGCCATTTTAATTCCGACATTCGAAGTATGATAAACTACATGCAATCAAATCAACACGTATTGGGCGATTGTAAAGTTATAACGAATAATGTATGGGAAAACGTAACAACAATGTTGAAAACGAAAATGAAACCGGCTGTTATTATTTGTAAATTAAATGAAATTAGTTTAACCTATAATATTGAACGTAAAAATATAATAAAAAATTTTTTGAATTATCTTGTACAATACGAGTCCGAATGCATAAACTCAAACTTTTTAGATTTTGTTGAATATATAACACACATTCAAGAATGCAAAACAGACCATCTTATTCAATATTTCGTGTTGAGAATGGCAACATTACTATGACCTCTTTTTTTTCATTGATTTGTCTCGTTTTTTATTTATGGAACGTTTTTTATAAGAGTAAACGTGTTTTTTGTGTCGTCTTATTTTTCCACCAATCGTAATACTTGCAATATTCATAAAATCATATGGGGTAATATCGTAATCCGTTGGATATAATTGTATATATCTATCATATGTCTCCTGTAATTCTAAAGGTGTTGGGTGTCGACCCATGTACCCGCGGTCTGTTAACAGTTGAACAATATTTGCTCTTCTAGTAGCCATTCTCAGTGGTTCCAATCTAGTTGGAGGAGGAACATACATTATTTTTTTCTGCGGCGATCGTTCTTCTTCTGGTTCTTCTTGTTGTTTTCTTTTATTATCAACAACAACAAAACGTGCTTTTTTATATGGTGGTTGTGGTTGCATTTTATAATTTATAATTTATATTAATAAAATATTTTAATTTAATAATATTAATTATTAAATTAAATAATAAAGATTTCATTTTATATTTATTAATTTATATTTATTTTATATTTATTTAAAGAAAAACGAATGAACTCGATAGCGGAAACAGCGGCATCAGCAGCAGTGTCGGTATTTTCAGGAAATGAAAATAAAGCGCTTTTATGGAGCGTTTTGCATGGAAGTGGAAAATTTGTTGGAATACCCGACAGTCAAGTGCCCGCCATTAAGGAAATATTTGAACATACCATTCATAATATGAGCGAACACTGTCGAAGATTAAACCAACCCCTAAATCTGAATGCAATAAATAAAGAAGCGGTTGTAATCATATGCAAGAAGATAGAAGCCGCCAAAATGCAACAATCGCAGCAACAATCGCAGCAACAATCGCAGCAACAATCGCAGCAGCAACAACAGTCGCAACAAATCTACCAAAAAAAACAACAACAAGTTCCGCAACTGGAAACAATTTATAGAGCAGAAGATATGCAAAAAGAACGCCAAAACGCGTTTCAAGCCGAGTTTAAAAGAAAAGAAGAAGAAATGTCTTCCATATTAAAGTTAAAAAAACCTGAAGAAATTAATTTCACAGATGATGTTTACGATAAACCGATAGGGGGTGATATGGAACGTTTACTCGCGGAAGCGCTGGCATCAAGAGAGAGAGAATTGGAACAAATAAAAAATGTTTTTACACCTGAATCGGATTCTTCTAATGTAGTTTCAAATTCAAATGCAAATAAGGAACAATTTGGTACATACAAAATTGCAAGTAGTGAACGGAGTGTCGTGAATGAAAAACGTGTTAGTTTTGGAAATGAATTACATGTTATTGAGAATGAAAATGAAGAAAGCGAACGTAATGAAAACGATAATGGAAACGATGGAAACGATGTAAGTTTTATTTTCAATAAATTAAAAAAAATTAAAACAAGAAAAAACGTGCAAGATGAAAATGACGCAAACGACTATAATGTAATGAACAGTGAAACAATTTTACAAATGTCGCAAGATATTGCCTATATAAAAACAACCTTGGCTGAACTAGTAATAAAACTAAATAATTTGCGCAATCACGACAGTTCATCTCCACCACTTTTGTAAACGCTATTTTTATTTTCTTTATTTTCACCACACGTAGTACTGGTAGTAGTAGTAGTGATGACCGTTTTCGATTGAATCGATCTTCTGCTTACTTTGCTTTTTGGAGCAAGTGAACTCAACGTGGATGGTCTTTTTTCGCATCGCTTCAAGGTAAATTTTTTTGTTAGTGTCGGCGTATATAATAAGCAAGGAATGGATGTAATTGTTCTAGTTACTTTATCATAGACAACATCTTTTGTTTTTATCAACTTTTTTTGTTCAAGACAGCAGAATAAAAAATCTTGAAGAAATGATTTATCTTTATCGTTCAAATTATGTTCAATGGCATAATTGTCAACAAACACAACTATTTTTGAATTTTTCATCGACTTGTCTAATTTTGTCCACTGGTCTTCTTTGTTCTGCGTTCTCTCCTTTTCTAAAAAAGAATCAATGTCGATGTTTGAATTACACTTTGTCAACTGTTTTGTATTTGTTTTTTTTAGCAACATGGATTTATATTTCATGTTTCTAAGCTCAACGCATTCTTCTTTTGCCGGAGGAGTAGCATTGGTTCCATTAATTTCGTTAGTATGGTTATTCATTTCTTGCGTTTGCGAATCCATTTGTGAATTTTTGTCGGTAACTTATATATATTTATGAAATAGAGTTTAAATCTATTTCATAAATAATAATTTATTCATATTTTATAGTTTACAAAATTATATATATACAAAAATATATATATATAATATAAAAATGGAAAATCTTGAAAATAATAATCTTGATAATAATAATCTTGAAAATAATAATCTTGATAATAACACAAAATATAAAATGTATTTAATAGAAGGAGTTGG